ATCCAGTTAAAAATCAGGAACAAAAAATAATTGAAAAAGATGTTAAATTAAAAATACTTGAGGCTTTTTCTAAAAGATTAGGCCCACGTGAAGAGAAATTAATCAGATTAAGATATGGTTTTGGTGGTGAAAAAGAACACACTATATACGAATTAGCTGATAAATTTAAGATCTCACACACTAGAATAAGTCAAATTTTACTTAAGGCTCAAAGAAAATTAAAACACCCTTCAGTATCTAATAATATAATCAACACAGGGTTTAATGAAATTTACACAAGTGTAAATCTAGATAGAAAACTAATCAAACAAGCAGAAAGGATAGAAGATGAGTAATTTAATAGAAGAAGACACAGAAAAATCTTGGGAAAAAGTTCAAGATAAAATACAAGACGATGTAGAGGATGGCTTTGAAGATATCAGTAAAATAATGGGTTCTGAAAATACTGATTCAATAGCTGCTTTTTATTTTTTAATGTTTTGGACTAGAGTAATGATTCGCTATGGTAAGAACGGTGAAAAGCATGACAACAAACAATTAATTAATCTATTAACTAAAATGATGAATGGAGATCTTCCTCAAGATAAGGAAAATATTTTCGATAGAAGAATTAATAATTAATGAAAGAAAAAACAATTACCATTAAAACAATGTGCACGAACCAAGGACAATGGGCTAACCTATTGCTTGAACTTAACATCATGAAAAAGGCCTGGAAATCTTTTGGTGTTAATATGGATATCAAAGCACCAGGACTAAAAAACGTGATACTATGGGGGACAAGAGGTGGATATAATAGTTCTGATAGACGGTCTATATCAACTCTTAACAATAAACATAAGTAACATCAAAGCAGCTTCAGATTGTTTTGATATGTGTGATATTGTTAGAGATAGATTAACTTACTTTGATAGAGAACAATGGAAGTATATAATGGAAAATAATGGTGGTATCTTTTTTGGTTGTATTTGTAAATAAAATTTAGATAGACCTATCCCAAAGAGGGAAAATATAGGGATAGGTTAATGGTGAGAAGATCTAACCTCTATCAACATTAAATAATCTTGTCAACCTCACAAGAAAATTTTGTATAAGCTTTCATACTATTAGTCCATTCTGGATCAAAACTTGTCATCAATTCATGAGAATAATCATAGCCGTAGATTATACAAGAACTATAGTCATCAAATAATACAGTTGGTGTAGGTATAACCTTGCAACTATTACCTGCAATTTCACTACACAAAACCATTAATAAAACTATTTTTGTCATTGACAATCCTATAAATTATTCTATATTAAAAAAAATAATGAAAGGTATTATACATGACTGATATGAGTAAATACAGTAATGTTTCACTGTCTAAAGAAACATATAAAGTCTTAAAGAAGTTATCAAAATTGATACTTCCTGAAGCAAAGTTAAGTGTAGCAAAAACAATTGATGTACTAGCAAACGAGAAAGCGAAGAAATACAATGGCCAATTCAAAAAAAATTAAACGAGTTTATGTCTGTCCTACCTGTAAAGGTAATGGGTATTTAAAATTTAATACTGTATTAGGGCCCGAAGAGTTTGTAGAACAGTGTCATGATTGTGATTCACAGGGAGAAATTTATGACTATGAAGATAATTGGGATTTTGGCATTGATCATCCTGCTTACTCAGTGCACTAGAGATTTGAGTCCTAATCCATACACAACTGTATTAAGATTGGTGGTGCAAAATGGTCAGTGAACTAGATAGAGCTTATATTGCAGGGCTTTTTGATGGTGAAGGGACTATACATTTTAAACGTGGTATAGAGAAGAAAAAGAAACATAAAAATAAACTAGAGCATAGATACTCTAATAGTTTAAGATTAAGTATGGAGATTGCAATGACCGATGAATCAGTTTTAATATGGTTACATAAGACTTTAGGAATTGGAACCTTAAACAAAAAACCTCGTAAAGGTTTGCGTAAAGATGGTACACCTTACTTGATGCAATATAGATGGAGAGCAACATTTAGAGATGCTTATTTAGTCTGTCTATATTTATGGCCTTTTGCTCATACAAAGTTGCCAAAGATACAACAAGTAATAGAACACTATGCTAAAAAAAAAAATAAGTCACTTAATGCTGAAATAATATCTTTGGAAGAATATAGGATTCAAAAAAATGTTTGATAAATATGTATACCAAGGACTTCATTTCTTAATGGAATGGAGTGGACAAATTAATTCATGGGCTTGGCGTAAGCACGCTCGAATATTAAGGGATAAACAAAGCAAGGACATGGAAGCATTGATCAGGAACCAAGAGAATAGCGCATATTTAGAGGAGTTAAAAAAGAAGTTATGATGAACGATAAAGACTGTGAAGATTATAATAACATTGGACGTAAGATTCCTTTTAAAGAAAAATTTCAATATGTTAGCGGTAAACAAATAACAGATGGTGATACTGGAAAAAGAGTTTATGAGATAAGTAATTATAGACTTCCGTCTGTGACTACGATATTAGGCGCTACGAAAAACACAGATTTTTTAAAGAAATGGAAGGCTAAAGTTGGAGAATCAGAGGCAGAGCGAATCAAAATTCATAGTAGTTCTAGGGGGACAGCTATGCACAAATTCCTCGAATCTTATGTGGAAGGAGTTGGGTACGATGATCTTACAGGGATCGGACAGGAGGCGCGTCCCATGGCCAACAAAATTATTGAGAAGGGTTTATCGAATGTTACGGAATATTACGGCTCGGAAGTCACGTTGTTTTATCCTGGGTTGTACGCTGGGAGCACTGATCTCGTATGTAATCACAATGGTATGGAGACTATTGTAGACTTTAAACAATCTAATAGACCTAAGAAAGAAGAGTGGATTGAAGATTATTATTTACAAATTTCAGCATACGCCATGGCCCATGATTATGTATACAAGAGTAATATCCGTCAAGGATTGATAATGGTATGTACTCCTGACCTATTCTATCAGGAATTTCGGATCACGGATCATGAATTAAGAGCCTGGAAACATAAGTTTTTGAAGAGATTGGACATGTATAATGACCTAATGTTTGATGAAAAAGAGAAGGCAAAAGTTAATATTAAAGAGGAGGATTTTAAATGAACTGTTGGCATTGTGGAACTGAATTGATATGGGGCGGTGATCACGACACCGAAGACAATGAGGATTATGATATAGTTAGTAATCTTTCGTGTCCCAACTGCCATTCAGCAGTAGATGTGTGGCATCCATCAGAGAAACTTATAAAGGAGTACAAGGATCATGAATGATATGTTGTTTAGAACGCTTCTAAAGAGATATGAAGCTACGATTGAGGATGCATTGTACAAGATACAGTCGTTTAATGAGAATAATATAATAATACCAGAGCACATAGATATAACTGGTGAAGTTGACAAATTATTACAAATTATTGCTGAAGCTGAGGACAAAGTGGCAATAATGAGGAAATATTATGTCAAAAAAGAGGCAGATAAGGCAGTATTGTGACATTGCAGCAACACTGTGTTGTAAAATTACCACACTAATATACATAAGAGATGTCACAGATAAATAAGAGACGTTAAAAAAAAACACGAAAAAAAAGTGTCAAAGTGTCAGAATGAGCTATTAGTGTTGGTATACAACACTAATACGTGACAAAATTAGTGACAGAAACTGTTTTAGTGACATAAATTTATGTCATTTAGACCTCTTTTTATACAAAAGGTTAGTCTAAACTGAGTACAGGGGTGCCAGCCAGGACAAATAAATGGGAAAATTGTTAAGTGATTTATCTGGTATATCTCTTATAGGGGTGATATATCAGAAATATGCCTAGGAAAAGACGTAAAGCTATCAACACTATAACAACTCCTGATATACCTTTTCAAAAAGTCAGAGTGGAGTGGGTCGACTGTGTCAGTGACTCGGCTTGGGCTAATGAAAAAGAGTTTGATAAAATGAAACTTGCCTATCCTGTTAATGAAGGTTGGTTATATTCTAAAGATGATAAGTCAGTAAAAGTATTTGCCTCTTATGATAAAGATGAAGATGGTATTACTTTTGGGGATCGAACGATGATTCCTCGTCAGTGGGTGAAGAAGATTCAGAAGATATAATTTCTCCTTCTATCTGTTTTGCATTTAGAATGGGTGCATAGTCTTCTAATATTTGTTTCATTTTGTTTTCTAATTCTTGCTCAGATAGATCTTCTAACTTACCTGTCTTAATAATTTTTCTATCTATATATAATCCTGCCGCTTTACCTCTAGCTATTTCCATATTACCCGCGGTTGAAAAGGATCCTTTTTTAAGGGCCTTTTCTTTGATACGATCTAGTTCTGCTAGGTGTCCATCAAATGTCACCATAAACTTTTGTATTTTTTCTTCTCTTAATTTGCCTATATAATCTACAACTAGTGGATGATATTTGGGGTTGGTTAACTCATATCCTTCTTGACTTAACCTGTTTTCACTAAAGCCCGCTAATTTTGCTGCCTCAGTTTTTGTTACTGGTTTACCGTCCTTGTCACCAAAGACTAGTATCTCAGCAAACTTTCTTTGTAATTCTGTTAATCTTTTTGGTACACCCATATTTGACAATTTAATTGAATTATCCTATAAAGTCAATAATGAAAGAAAAACGTACCTATACACACTTAAAAGAACATGGGGAAGATATATCTCATGAAAATGAAGTTAAATTAGAGCCGAGAGAAGATCGGGGCCAATTAGATTTGACTAGACAAATTGATGAACTTAAAGAAACTATCAAGGGTTATGATTTTCTTCTTAGTGTTTTAAAAAAAGAGATATTTGAATTTAAAAAAATTGCATCTGAAAATGAATCTAATAAAAATCTCTTGCAAGGTTATAAAAAAGTGATAGAGGACTTATCAACTAAGTTAAGACAAAAAGATTCATGAGAGTACAAGACTTGCAGTTGTTTCTAAGCAACTTTACTAAGGGTAGTGACGCAGTCAAGAATGCCGTTATCTATGTGGAGATAAAAGGAAAGCTACACGCTATCAGAAGAATGGAAGTACATGAAAATGCCGTTCCAATTATAGGTCAGCCAGGTCATAGTGCACACAGATTAGTTTTAAAAACTGAAAAACCTTCGAGTCTTATCTTACCAGATAAACTTCAGAAGGATTATTAATGCAATTGTGGGCCCAGAAAATAAACTATATAAAAAACTTAAAAGTGTTTCAAAAGATATCATTTGGACTAGACTTGAAAACCTTAGCCTACTTGGTACTCCCGATCTATTGGGCTATAATAATCATTGGCACTTTTTCACTGTAGAATTAAAAGTAGCAAGTGGCAACAGGGCTCGCCTGTCCCCTCATCAAGTATCGTTTCATGTCACCCATCCTAAGAATTCTTTTGTGCTTGTGGAGTGGAAGGATAAGCATTTGTTATTTGAAGGCAAGCAATCGCTTGCGCTTGTGGATTCATCGTTGTCATCGCTTGAGCCTGTGGTTGATTCGCTTGAGGATTCAGTATCTTTTTTATCATCGCTTGGTGCTTGAGATTTTTGTTTTTCATAATAGTTTGGATGTTTAAATACGTGGGTCACTTAATTTCAAATTCAAATGGTTTAACTTTGTCCCCATTATCATATTGTTCAGCAAACTTCGAGCATAATTCTAAATCACTTATAGAATTATCCTTAATAACTTCTTCATAATCATTTTCTGGATCGGTTACTGAAATAAAAAAACTTTCAGGAAACATTTTACTTGCATAGTCTGGACTACCCATCCAACCAACTGATACAAGCTTGTCTGGAAATTTATCTTGCACTGCGCATGAGATCGGACAACACTCTTTTGCATTTACGCCTTTACTTAATAGCTTGGGCGCTAGGTCTATATGTTTTTGTTTTACTTCTATTTTCATTATTCTATCTCCTCTATATCTTCTATTGTAAAATCTCCCGCTGAATTTGACCAATCACTGCTCAAATAATCAGAGGCGCATGTGTCTAATGCAATCTTCCTAGCTTGTTTTTCGTTTTTTGCCTCTATTTCTGTTTCATAGATAGCATATATAGTTTCTTCTGCTCTCACTTTATATTTTTTCATTACTTCCCCATTCCGTCTTTAATACCTTTAGAATATGCTTTTCTCTCTGCATCAGTTTTTAAATCTGACATATCGTGGTGGTGTATAACCATATAATCTGATTCATTCTTCCAACCATCACAATAATGTGAAAAAACCGTATTAGTTTCGTGTTTCTCTACAAAATTTAAATAATCCGCCATATCATCAAAGTCATCTCCTAACCAATTCCACTCGTATTTGTCAACATAGTTATTAGACATTTGATCCCCTGTCATTTTAGATAATTCTTTCCACTCTTTAGGTTTAAGAATTTCTAAAGTATCCATATCAAAACATTCATAAAATTTATTTTCATCAAAATTAATTTCATTGAATTTATATCTTAATCTTTTTTCATCCATTAAATAAAAATCCATATTGTTGCCTGTTCCAACATCTTCAAGTAAATCTTTATATTCAATTACTAGTTTCTTATCTATTTTCATTTGCCCCTCTTAAAGTAATTTATTTTTTCTAAATATTCATAAGCGTCATCCATAGTCGATCTAAAATGTTCAGTTCTATATTCGCTTGGCGTGTCTTCATCTGCTTGACAACACATACCCGCTAGATGATCTGATAATGTTTTAACTTTATTCTCTAAATCTTCTATTTGTTTTATGTTTTCTAGTCCTTCGTTCATATTATCCCTTCTGCTCGCTTGTCGCTTGAGCCTGTCGCTTGAGCCTGTCGCTTGTTAGTTTTAAAATGGGGGCTTGTACAAATTTATTCTTAAAACCCCCACTTATCCGCACAAAATTAAACATCTTGCACAAATCCATTAAAATTTTTAATTGCTCGACCCTTAGCAATTAAGCCCACAACTACTTTTTTTGGGTCTAAGTGTCTAAGGTCATGTTTATCACCATTAATTACTTTACGCCCTAGCCATTTTTTAGGAAGTTTTTTTCTAAATACTGTTGCTATATTGTATTTAGTTTTTAATATTCTTTTTACATCATCTAAATTATTCTCAGCTTGTGAGTAAGTTAGATCATAATTTTTAGGTATTTTATTTTTTTTGTTTAATCTATTTGTTACTTTTGTATAATCGACAAATTGTACTTGTGGGTTATTGTCCATAAGATTAAGCCCGTTTTCTAATCTATAGCGCTCAAATGGAAGATCACTAGTCCCGTTTAATCTAACAGTATATTTTAATTTTTTTCTTTTGGCCCGCTCATAACTTAATTTAATTTCTTTATCTAAATGATTTAAGAATTTAAGCCTATCAGCTAAAAAATAGTATTTCTTATTTAATCTTGATTTTTGTACGGTTGTCATTTGACCCCGCCCGCTAGTGTTTAAACATAATTTTATACACTCGGGGCTAGCATGAGAGCATATACTAACACCGCCTATATCAGCGGGTGCTAAGTGTAATATTTCACTTAAATATTTATATCCTTTTGATTTTTGCATTTTAAAGGTTGAAGACCCTAAAAGCTTTTTTTGTGGTTTATATTTATATTTCATAATTTATAACTTTCATTTTATTATTGACCCCGCTATCCCATAAATAGCGGGTGTTAGGACAATAACATTTTTATATATAATGGCTTGACTTCTACTTGTCAAGGACTATAAAGGATATTAAATAAATAATAACATAAAGGATATATAATGACTAAAACACAATACCCTACCAAATACCAAATAACTAAGTTAGAGCAACGGGTCGATGAAGAGTTAGACCCTATTATAGATATGGCTGAGTTAGAACTTAAAGCGGTTTTAACTGATGAAACTGAAAACGCTATGACTTATTTATCAAAAAAAATAAAAGCTGATAAGGTTATTAATAACTTACAAAAAGCTATTGAAACTTTAGAAATCGCTCAGCGTCAAGCCGTGACATTTTTTGGTAAAATTAAAGACAATAATTTAAGAGACAAATTAAATTATAAATTTAAAGATAAAAAAGATCGAGATAATTATTATAGAAGTGATAATTACGGACGGGGCATAACACCCGAAGATTGTAGGGGTCAGCTGAGAGAATTTGCTGAATTTATTGCTCAGCAAAAAGTCGAGAATAAACCTGAGGGCAAAAAGTTAAAAGAACTTAAACTATATAAAAAAGCGTCTAAGCATAAAATCTGGGAGTGTGGCGTTCCTGATCAATTGCAAGCCCAATTAACCGAAATATTGGCGGGCGTAAATATTATTTGGGATAAGTCAAAACAGCTTAGACTACAAAATAAACAATATAATTAACACTTGACACAATAGGGGATAATAGTTTATTATCCCCTATATAAAGAAATAAATTAATAAAAGGATAATATGAAAATAAACGTTGATAAAAACTTATTTTTTTTTAAAAAAGATAAGGGCAAAAAAGTGTATGAAATAGAGGCTGAAATTCAGAGATATTTAAAATTTCAAGTAGTTGCTGAAAATAAAGATGAGGCATTTGAAAAATATCTTGATTTAGCTGACGTTGAAGTTGTTAATAATACAATATCAACTGAAATTGTTTTATCAGATCAAGATGAATATGATCAATACCATGATACAAAATGTATTGGTATTATAAAAATAGATGAAGATAATGACCCGTACGTATCAGATGAAATAAAAAAAGATAAGCCATTAATATTAACAAAAGATATGGAAATTAAATAATGGCTGTTGATTTTGAGGCGTTAGATCATGTTAGGGCAAAAAATAAGGCTCGAGTACATGAAGAGCAAAAACAAATGAGAGTTGAATTATCTAAATATATAGACAAATGCGATAGTTATGAATTATCAAGGTTATATGATGAATACAAAAGACTTAAACGAAAATAGACTATTAACTAAAAAAGATTTTGACAGCTTTTTTGACGGGCATAACGAATATGAGTTTAAAAAAATGAGTATTAATAAACTGCGCTCAACTTATGGCGTAACCCATTCGATTAATGGTAAATATAAGGATATGCGGGGCAAGTGTTTCAAATGTTTAACACCTTTAAGGGTTGATTATACAAGTTATAAAAACTATTGTATGGACTGCGAATAACCTCGAATTTTGACCCCACCTATTAATTAAATTAGTATTGATTAATATATATTTTCTTTTAATTTCTATTTGATTTGACCCCGTTGCGGTTAAGTTATTAACTAGCAAAAACCCGAGAGCCGTGACCCTTGCAAAACTTTTTCAAAACCATGATCCATGCGCCATGATCTAGGGCGCTTGCGCCTTGAATCATGGAATTTTTTAGCTTGAGCGTTGCTATATGAAATTTCTAGCTTGTGCCTTGAACAATAAAATAAAAATAAAAATTTTCTTAAATTATTAAAGGGTCATTGATAGCATTTAGGCGCCAAACTTTAATCAATGACCCTCTAATAATGAGCCGTGAACCAATGGCCACGGCTCAAGATTTAAATTTTATTCGTCTCCGTTCATTTGGGCGTCAAGTAAGGCCCTTTTTTCTAAATGGTCGATTTGGTCGAAAGTATCCATTTTTTCAGGCTCATCTTCCTTGAGGTCTTCGAGATAACTTTCGGCTATCTCATAAGTATTGATACACCTTAAACCCGTGTTTAAGATATCTTGATAAAAGCCATTTTTATCGGACATTGAACCATGAACCGATTGGCTTTTAGTTGATACATTTAAATTAGGCATATTATCATCAATATAAGACCTTAAAAAATTAGACACTTCATAAATCTCGGCGTCATATCTAATAGCCTTAATTTTTTTAATCTCATCAATGATATAATTATGCACATCTTGATCATTATCTAACCATAACTTGAAATTCCAAGTTTCATAATTAGACCACCCATTATATTTAGTCATTTTTATTGTCCTTTTTTGGTTGGTTCTAACATATCACTAGTTAAGTCTTCAGTGATATATTCAAGTGGTTTAAATCTAATACCGTCTTTTAAACGGTATTCTATTTCATTGCCGTTTTTATCTTCTTTAATGTTGCCGTCTTCATCTGTTAAATAAAACAAGATATCAGCAACACCAACATAATAGTTTTTAGTCATTTTTATTGTCCTTTATATTAGTTTAATATCCTTGATTATTATTTTAAATTAGTTTAATAATCAAGTTATATTTTCAAATTATTGAAAATAAATTAACAACGAAAAAAGGACAATGAAACAATGATTAAATACATAGCGGTTGAAAAGATAACGCCCGATATACCCCGAGCATGGGGAACGGGTAAGAATAATATTGAGGCCAAACTACAATGTGAAATAGCATTAAGAGAAAAGCTATTAAAAAAATTAGAGGGCGGTTGTTCAGTAGGCTTTATAGATACTAGCCTTTATATTATTAAAGAAGATGAGCCAAACCCCGCCCATGATTGGCCGACCTATATTAAGTCAGCAATTAAAACGGGGCTTGAAAGTCCGACCCCTTACAAAGTCATCCCGTATAAAAATGGAATAGGCATTAAGAAGATTGAATTTATCAAGCCTATTAAATACAGTAAAAAACAGGGGCCGTCATTAGAGGCCCTCTATAATAATTAGATATATATCTAATCTCTCAATAGTTAATTGACTAAGGCCCCATTTTACATGGGGCCTTTTTTTATTTTGTGTGGGCCGTGACCCTTGATGCGTGTATCTTTTATTTATAATAGAGGTACCAAAGCGACACCAAACATTGAGAGTGCGTAGCCCCCCACCCCCCTTTATACGTAGATAGGGATCCTAATGTATGTATATATATGCTTGATTTATATTGTCATAGGCTGTAAAAAACTTATTAAACATCGATAGTGATGCCAAAAAAATTTTATAAAAATTTTTTATGAAACCGAATGATATAGATATAACTAAACTACCTGCTGATATACGGAAGACTTATAAACAACTTCAAGTATTACACGCTGAAAAAAAGATACGGAATAAAGCTAAAGATGACTTCCTTTCTTTTGTCAAATGCGTTTGGCCAGATTTTGTAGAGGGGTCCCACCACAGGCATATTGCAAAAAAATTTAATGAACTAGCCACGGGTGAAATAAATAGATTAATTATCAACATGCCACCCAGGCATACCAAATCAGAATTTGCATCCTATCTTCTGCCAGCATGGATGGTGGGCCGTGAGCCAAAGTTAAAGATCATTCAAGCAACGCACACGGCAGAACTCGCAATCAGGTTTGGTCGTAAAGCCAAGAACCTAATTGATAGTGATGACTATAGAAAAATTTTTGATACAACACTCAGTGAAGATAGTCAGGCAGCAGGGAGATGGGAAACGTCTCAAGGGGGAGAATATTTTGCAGCTGGTGTTGGTGGAGCAATCACGGGCCGTGGTGCAGATCTTCTAATCATTGATGATCCACACTCGGAGCAAGACGCAATGTCTAAAGTATCTTTAGAGAAAGCTTATGAATGGTATACATCAGGTCCACGTCAGCGTTTGCAACCTGGTGGTAAAATTATTTTAGTTATGACAAGATGGAGTACAAGAGATTTAACAGGAGCCTTGGTCGCTTCACAGAAAGAAGCGAAAGCTGATCGATGGCACGTGGTCGAATTTCCAGCAATCATGGACCATGAATCAGATGACGCTGCACCTGTCTGGCCTGAGTATTGGAAGATGGATGAGTTAGAAAAAGTTAAAGCTGCATTACCTGTTGCTAAGTGGAACGCACAATGGATGCAACAACCAACTAGTGAAGAAGGTGCTATATTAAAACGTGAGTGGTGGAAGACTTATGAAGGAGATGACATCCCAGCCATTTATCATGTCATACAATCTTATGATACCGCATTCCTTAAAAAAGAAACAGCGGATTATAGTGCTATTACTACTTGGGGTGTTTGGTATCCAAGTGAAGACTCGGGTGCTAATTTAATTTTACTTGATTCAATTAAAGGACGGTATGAATTTCCAGAATTAAAAAGACTTGCACTAGAGCAATATCGGTATTGGAATCCTGAAACAGTAATCATTGAGGCGAAAGCTTCTGGATTGCCTTTGACCTATGAGCTACGGAAAATGGATATACCAGTAATGAACTTCACCCCTTCACGTGGAAACGATAAGCATGCCCGTGTAAATGCTGTTGCACCTTTGTTCGAATCTGGTATGATATGGGCCCCTGAGAAAAAGTTTGCGGAAGATGTCATTGAAGAATGTGCAGCTTTTCCGTACGGGGATCATGATGACTTGGTCGACTCCACTACACAAGCGATTATGAGATTTAGACAAGGTGGACTAATTGAACACCCAGAAGATTATGTGGATGAAGTTGTTGAGAAGAAGAAAAGGAATTATTATTAATGTCTAGCGTAACAGATCTGTACACAAAAAATTATAGTAAGGAACGTAAAAAAGAATTTGAAAGACGGGTCAGAGAAATGTCTGGCAATATGTCAGAAGAGTCTGCAGCAGACCTAGTTGCAAAAGAAATGAGAGAAGAGATGAAAGATGGTGGTATGATTGATAAACCACTTGGATCAGGCGGAGTGGAATCTGGCCCACCACCAAAATCAGGACCAACACCACAGGGGTTGAAAGTTCCTTTAAAACAAGTTAGAAGCTAACATTGGAGAAATTTTAAATGGCAGATATAGATAAGTCCCTTCCTAATGAACTTAGAACAGAAGTAGAAATACCAGCTGAAGAAGAAGTTGTAGAAGAGGAAGTAGTAGAACAAGGTCCTGTAGAAGTTATACCTGAAGAGGATGGTGGAGTTACATTAGACTTTGAACCAGGAGCAATCAATGTTCCAGGAACCGAGAATCATTTTGATAACTTGGCTGACATTTTACCCGAAGATATTTTAGAACCAATCGGAAACGAAATGGTTGACAATTACATGGAATATAAATCATCTAGAAAAGATTGGGAACAATCTTACATTCAAGGTCTAGATCTTTTAGGATTCAAATACGAAAACAGAACTGAACCTTTTCAAGGAGCAAGTGGTGCAACACACCCAGTGCTAGCTGAAGCAGTCACACAATTTCAAGCGCAAGCTTATAAAGAATTATTACCTGCAGGCGGCCCTGTAAGAACAGATGTTATCGGAGTAGATTCTCCTCCTGTTCAACAACAGTCTCAAAGAGTTAAAGATTATATGAATTATCTTTTAATGGATCAAATGGAAGAATACGAACCTGAGTTCGATCAAATGTTATTTCATTTACCATTAGCTGGTTCTACTTTTAAAAAAGTATACTATGACCAGTTGTTAGGGAGAGCAGTGAGTAAATTTATTCCTGCTGAGGATTTGATTGTTCCGTACACGGCTACCTCATTAGACGAAGCGGAATCAATCATCCACTCTTTAAAAATTTCTGAAAACGATTTAAGAAAATCACAAGTCAGCGGTTTCTATTCTGATGTTGAGCTTGGCCCACCAGGTGTTGATAACAATGATGAGCTAACAAAAAAGGAAAGAGAAATTTCTGGAACTAAAAAAACAGGTAAGCAAGAAGATGTCTACAATGTTTTAGAGTGCCATGTAAACTTAGACCTTGAAGGTTTTGAAGATATGGATGGTGAAGGTGAACCAACAGGAATTAAACTTCCATACATTGTAACCGTTGAAGAAGCGTCAAGAAAAATTTTATCGATTA